ACGCAAAGGTGGCTGACGCACCAGATGAACTCGACCCCGAAGTTTTAACTGCTTTCGGTGAAGTCGCTAAAGAACTTAACTTGCCACAAGAAGCTGCACAAAAGGTATTAGACAAGGTTGCCCCTGTCATACAAGCCAAACAAGCTAAAGTTTTAGAAGAAGTAAAAGCTGGTTGGGTAAGTGATTCACAAGCTGATAAAGAATTTGGCGGTGAAAATCTTAATGACAACTTAGAAGTTGCAAAATCTGCTTTAGATGCGTTTGGTAATCAAGCCTTGAAGTCGCTGCTAGTTGAAACAGGCTTTGGAAATCACCCTGAGATAATTAGGTTTATGTACAGAGCAGGTAAGGCAATCAGTGAAGATAGTTATGTAGGTAATTCTGAAGGTGCTAATTATTCTGGAAATAATGGTCCTAAAGATTTTAATGCTATAGCTAATTCACTATATTCTAATCAGCAAAACAAGTAAGGAGTTATTAAATGGCTACTCTCTCAACCTCAAATTTAACACTAGCGGA